TTATTTTAGGACTGTACTAAACAATCATCCATCAATAGGTCATGTAACACAAGGTGATATGTGGCAAGTTGATACTTTACAATATCCTGCTTATCCAATTGCAAATATAATGGTGGATAGAGTTAGATTTGTAGGTAGTACTTCAATCTATTCTTGTCAATTACTAATTGCTGATAAACCAAAGGATAAAGAGAATGCATCTTTTGGTGAACGTAATACTATGAAAACTAAGTACTTAGGTACTGATGATATGGTAGATATACACGCAAATACATTAGCTATTATAAACGATATTCTTTCTTTTACAGCAGATGGTGTTACTAACTTCGATATAGATAGTGATATTGTGTGTGAAGCATTTGTAGATAACTTTGATAATGGATTAGCTGGTTGGGTTGCAGGATTTGATTTAACAACTCATAACGATAGAAATAAGTGTATATTCAACCTATTTGACCAGAACGATGTAAACAATTGTTAAATGAAATATAAATACGAAGATATAGAATTGGGTGTTGTTTTAGCTATAGCTACAACTGTATTTGTTTATTGTGTAACACGAATTACATTACAAGAGATATTCCAAATATATTGGTAATATGGCAACTTTAGAAGATGTAGCAAGAACTTGGAAAAAGAAATCAGCACAGGCAATATATCCTGGTTTAGACTCACCACTTGCAAAGTTTAAGGGTAGAAGAACTATAAAAAACTTCAAGCAATCTACCGCATTTAAGACTGGTAATCTACTTTCACAATTTGTTAGAAAGAATGCGGATGCAGCTATATTAGCAACTAAGATAGTATCCAACAATTACTTTAGGTATGAGTTCGTTTTAGATATTGCACCTGATGGAGCAAAGTATGGTGAGTATGTACATAATGGTACATCTAAAATGGGTGAAAGACCGTTCGCTAGAATAGGTGCTCAACAACAGGAAGTAAAAGATGTTATAAAACAATTTTTAGATGCACAGGCTGCAGAACAAGTACAGAAATATGTAAAGATACTTAATCCAATATTTGGTGGATTATCAAAAACATAGTATCAATAACTTTTTACTTCTTTTTGGTTATATATAAAAAGAAAACATATTATGTCTCTAACTTTAACACAAACTCCTGCTACTGCTTCGTTAGCACAATCACCTATTGTGTTTACTATAAGTGAAAGTAGCGCAGCCTCTGGTAGTGGGGTAATATTTAGCTCATCTTTCCAATATAATTGTGATTTGTATTATTGGAATGGTACACCATCTCAATCTAGTTCTTTAGCACAATACCAATTAGTAAAATATCCTAATCAATCAGGAGTTGGTATGTTTGAGGTAAGTAGAATTATCAATTCAACTTTAACTGATTTAAGAGAGTCTAACCCATCAAATGTAAAGTATTTTAAGGGTGATTTTTATTGGACATACCTATCAGGTTCAACTTTTGTATCATCATCTATAGTTAGTTCATCTATATACAGAGCATTAGATGGATATTCAATATTTCAAGAACAAATAGGTCAGCAATTAAATAATAAAACTCCATTCTTTCCTATACTAAGTGATGGACCTTCCGTACAATACCATACAGAGGATAATAAGGGTACTTTAGGTGTGTGGGTAGGTAGTATACCATCTGGGTCATTACAACCCACCAGAGCAGTTTATTCATCCTCGTACAATGGTGTATTTAATAATGGTGCAGAGTTTTTACTCACTACATCTATATCATCATCAGGACAAATACAACAAATACCATTTGGACCTAAAGAACCAAACTGGCCGTTACCATCTGGAGATTTTGATAGTGATTTTACAATACAGATATATTCAGGTAGTGTACCGATATCACAAGCGGTAACATCTAGTTATATTTGTAATACCAAATATCCTAATGTAAGGATTAAGTGGAAAAACAGATATGGACAGTTTGATTACTTTAACTTTAATATGGTTAGTAGAGAAGGTTTCCAAGTACAAACTAAAAAGTATCAACCACAATTAGGTACATGGACTGGACAAACATTACAATATAATAGATACGATAGTTCGGTATTAAATTATGTATCTGACTCTACACAAACTTTAAGTGTAAATACAGATTGGATAAACGAAGATTATAACGATATATTAAAACAATTATTAGTATCGGACGAAATATATTGGGTATATGATGAAGGTACTGATTATCAAAACGATAGTTTAATAAGACCTATTACAATAAAAACAGAAACAATACAATTTAAGACAGGAGTAGTAGATAAAGTTATTCAATACGCTTTTGATTTTGATTACGGACAACAATATAAACTGATTATCTAATATGGGAGTAACTAGTACTCAAGGGTTTTTATTTAAGTTAGTTGCAAATAATGTAGATTTAGACCTATTTGCAGATGAAGAAATAAAGGTCTCAGACAATGTCACCGGTCTTTTTGATTTAGGAGTATTACCTGCGGAGTTTACACGACAAATAACTTTACCAGGTACTAAAAAGAATAACGCATTCTTTGAGCACTTTTACGATATATCAGTACAAAATCCTTTACTATTTGCAACTAATGCAAAAATACCTTGCTACTTAGATTTTGGTGGTATATATCTTGCACAAGGATATTTACAATTAAACCAAGTAAATGTATTAGCAAATAAGTTTATTGATAGTTATGAGGTTTCTGTATTCGGTTCACTATCATCTTTTGCTAGAGAAATAAACAGGTCATTCTTAACTGATATGACTAGTTCATTGGCACAATATAATCATACTGCATCTTTATCAAATATAATTGCGAGTTGGTCAGGTTCTTTATTTAATGGTGATATAGTTTATCCATTCGCAGAATATGGACAAAAAATCATATATTCACCTGAAGAAAACCTAACAGGTATAGACTCACCATCAGGTTCTCTTTTTGTGCAGGATTACAAACCTGCAATTCGTATAAAAAAGGTATGGGATGCTATATTTGAGGAGTATGGATTTACATACTCAAGTTCATTTTGGGAGCAACCTTTTCTAAATCAAGTGTATATGGTATGTAATAACCAATTACGATACCCTATATTTGAGGAGTTGGATTTGGAAACATACGGACAAATACGAATAGGTCCAGCATCGGGTAGTACTAATAACCTATTAGTTGCAAATACACCATTCGCATTACCATATTACACTATATTACAAAATCCAGATGATAACATATCACAGGATTTGATATATGGAATAGAATACCCATCAAAATTGAGAGGTATACTAAACCTAAACCTATCAGTATCTAAATCTGCAGCAGGTAATGGAGTACCACAATTTGATTTGGTTGTATTAAACCCTTCTAATACTGTAGTAGAGACTGTAGAACTAACATCATATAACACATTCTTTCAGCAAGTTAGGGAAGGTTATATATCTCAAAACTTAGATACTCAAACTGCTAAGTATACTTTAGAAACAGAGTTCAACACACCATACCTACCATCAGGTAGTTATAAGTTTGCGGTTAAATACAGAACATTAGGTGGTACTAACTTTGCGGTTGTATTAGACCCGAATAACGAATTAAAATCTACATTAAGTGTAACCAAAGTTGGTAATGTGGGTGAAGGATTTGTGATGAAGATTGGAAATAATATGCCGTTCGGTACTAATGGTATTCGTAAGGTAGATTTTATTACATCTATACAGAAAAAGTTTAACCTTGTAATATATCCTTCTAAAACACAAAGAAATCAGTTTATAGTAGAAACATTTAATGAATGGTATAAAAGAGGTCAGTTAAAAGATTTTAACAGATACATAAATCTAAATGATAAGATTGAAGTAATACCTGCTAACAATTTGGCTGTAAATGAGTTAAACTTTGGTGATACTTTAGATCAAGATTATATATCTCAACAATTCAGTAAAGCTGCTAATAGAGAATATGGTAAAACATATTATGTAGATACCGAAAACTTCTTTTCACAAGGTAAGTATGAGGTTAAAACAGGTCTAGCATCATCACCTTTAACTTACCTATCTGGTACAGGTATATCTGGTTCACAGAACTTGAACTTGAACTATAATGTATTAGTTACGGACGATTTTCTTAGAGATGAAGCTACAACCTGTTTCCTTCCTGGCGGTGCTCCTGATAGTGAAATCCGTAGGATTGTTGTACAATTAAGAAATAGCGCTAATGCGAATGTAATAAACCAAGGTGATAGTGTTACTGTAGTAGTAAGATTTAATCAAGTAGGTTGTTTTTCAAGTTTTACATTTCCTGTTGGAATAACAATACCTTTTGGTGGAACATCTGCAACTTATGATTATTACGCATCTCAATATGTAGATTGTGGAACTGGTCCTACTTGTACTCAACAAACTATAACTGCTAATTGTATACAATTCATATCTAATGCTACATTAGGTACAGGATCTGATTTATCTGCTTGTTAAATTATAATATATGTCAACTAAACAAAAAATATTCATACCAACTTATATATCGGATCAAAGTTATAATCCGTCAAGGGTATTACCTCGTATATTTTTTTATAATGGATTAAAAGATTGTGAAGAGTATTATATATCCTCTGGTTCTAATTCGTTAGATTATACACAATTTCCATATTTTGACAACTATTCAGGTCAGGTAACAACAACATCATCTTTATCATTACTATTTAATAATGAAGTAGCACCTTATGGTGCTATACCAACATCATCTCTTTATACTGAATATTGGGAAAACTATGTAGAGTTATTATATAATCCGCGGACTAGATTATTAAATGCTAGTGCTATTATACCATTGGCTGATTATTTCCAAATGGAACTGAATGATATTATAGAGTTTAGAGGAAACTATTATCACCTTCGTGCTATAAATGATTATAACTTAAAAAATGGTGAATGTACAATTCAGTTGTTAGGTCCTATATTAGATGATGCATTTAATTATTCTATGGTAACTCCTACCACAACTACAACTTCTACCACCACTAGTACTACTACTAGTACCACTACCACTACTACGAGTACAACAACTACTACTAGTACAACAACAACTACAACTACAACTGCAGCACCAACTACTTTTTGTTATACAATAGAGACGGTACAAAGTGCTCCTGGTGAATGTTTTGGTTGTCCTGGTGATTTCTTCAGTACAACAGATACGATACTAAAAATCTTTAGTGCTTGTAGTGGTAGTCAAATATTCCCTCCATTTGCTATAAATGTGACAGCAAGTTATAGTGATAGTTCAACATCAAGTTTATTGATACCATCAGGTTCTACTGGTAGTTTGATTATTGCTACAAGTACTGTGCAGTGTGGAACTCCTCCTACCTGTGGAGAAATTGCAAGTCCAACATTTGTAACTGCAAGTATAGTACCTGTAACAGGAAGTCTTGTTCAATGTTGTACATAAACAAAATGTTATGAGATATATATGTGCCCAACCTGCGATTAAATATTATACTTGGCAAGTTGAAGTTCTTATCAATAATTTTATTCGTATGGGTGTAAATCCAAACGATATAGATATTTTATTAGGATATACAGATGAAATTACTGAAGACTGGAAGAAATTAAAAGAAAGATATTCTAATGTAAGGTTTTTCTTTTATAAAGATTTTAGAGAGGATAAAAGTTATATTCCATCTATATACTTCTATTTGATGAAAAGACATTTAGAGGTAAACCCTTATTTAGAAAACGAAACTCTATTCCTACATGATAGTGATATTGTGTTTACTAAAGAAATAAACTTTAGTGATATGGAAAAAGGTAATATGTGGTATCTATCTAATACCAACTCCTATATAAACTATGATTATATACAACAGAAAGGAGATTACATATATAAAGAGATGTGTAATATAGTTGGAATAGATTGGAGAATACCTAAACTAATGAACTGGCATTCAGGCGGTGCTCAATACATAGTTAAAAATACTAATGCTACATTTTGGGATAAAGTAGAAAAGGATAGTGTAAAACTATATAAATGGTTTTGTGCTTACGAACCTATATTTGTAAATCAACATCCTGATATATGGCCTATACAAAAATGGACTGCTGGTATGTGGTCTCTTCTATGGAATGCTTGGTATTTTGGACATCAAACAATAGTAGATAATAGATTAAACTTTGGATGGGTGACTGGTGATTATAGTGAAGTGGAAAAGTATAGTATATTACATAATGCAGGTGTAGTTGATAATTCTAAACGATTATTCTATAAAGGTGATTATTTAGATAGATTACCATACGGAATAGATTTGGATATAGATAAAACTAAAGCGAGTTCTTTTTATTGGAATGAGATACTATTAACTCAACAAACATCAGTACTCCTTTAAGAATATAATAGGTTGTAATTGTTAAATTGGTATGAAAGATATAATTGATTTATTAGTTTTGAGGGAATACTACGGTGTATCTAAAACAATTGATACTGCTAAAGGTATGTATAAATTACCATATAACTTTACAGAGGCAAAAAAGTTATGGAAAAGGATTTGGAAAAGTAAAAAGTAATGGCTGAAAATACAGAAACATACAAAGTAGTAATTGATACGGAAGTAAAGGGAGATGGTGAATTAGAAGGTTTAGGTACTAAAGCAGAAACCGCAGGTGGAAGTTTCCAAAAATTACAACTACAGATTAGAGAAACTCAAAAGCAATTGCAAGCTGCAGCTGCGGCAGGTGATACTGTAAAGTTTAATCAGTTAAGAGGTCAATTAGATGAGTTGGAAGAAGGATTGGAGAAAGTACAATTCCAATCTAAACAATTTGATGACCAGTTAGCATCTTTACCAGGACCTGCGGGAGCAGCTGGTAATGCTATGAAAGGTTTAGATGGTGTATTTAAGATATTTGCAGCAAATCCTATTTTAGCAGTAATTGCTGGTATAGCAGGAGCATTCCTTGCTCTTAAAGAGTCATTAGAAAGAACTGAAGAAGGACAAGCTAAACTAAATCAAATAAGCGAAGCATTCACTAAAATAATGAATGGTTTGTTTGCAGTAATTGAACCAATAGCAATGGCAATTGCAGATTTGGTAATCCAATTACTATCGTCAGAGGCGGTAATGAATACCCTATCAGTTGTGGTTGGTGTATTATCAGGTGCACTTACCGCTGTATTTGGTATTATTCAACAATTAGCTGGATTTGTTATAAATAATTTTGTAAACGCATTCACAACTCTTATAGGTGTTGCAGAAGCAGCAGGTAAAGTTCTAAAAGGTGTATTCACTTTTGATTTAGCACTAATACAAGAGGGATTAGATGAAGTTGGAACAGAAGTAAATAAAGGTGTAGAAAGATTTGTAACCAATGTAAAAGATACTGCAAGTGGTATTGGTACAGCAGTAGTAGATGGAGTAAAGGAAGGATTTGAGGCAGGATCAAACGCATTTAAGGAAGGTGCTGAACGTTTAACAGAAGCTGAAAAAGAAGCAGAAAAGAAAAGATTAGAAGAAGCTAAAAAAGCAGCTGAAGAAAGAAAGAAGTTGTTAGATGAAGCTGAAAAGGTACAAACAGAAGCATACCTTGCACTATTAGATGAGAGACAGAGAGAATTAACTTTAAGAGAGCAAAAGTTTATTGAGGATAAGAAAAAACTATTAGCTGCTGGTATAACTGATTTTAAGAACTTAGAAGAAGTATATAACAAAGATTTACAGGCAATAAACGATAAGTACGAAGCACAAGCTAGAGATAAAAGAGTAAAAGGATTAGAGACAAGGTTTAACGAAATCGTTTCTGCTACAAATGCTGGATACGATGAGTTGATTGCATTAGTAACACAAAAAGAAGATGAGTTATTATCTAATACTCAACTAACTGAAGATGAGAGAAAACAAATCCAATTAGATGCGATAAGCGAACGAAAGAGTATATTGGAAAAACAATATGCAGATGAGTTATTAGGATTGGATTTACAATTTGAGAAAATATTATCAACTAATGCGGAAGATTACGATAAACTAATCAGTATTATAGATGAGAAAGAAAGAATATTACTTTCTAATACTCAACTTACAGAAAACGAAAGATTACAAATATCAAGAGATTTTGCACAACAGAGAGCAGATGTAAGAGCTACTGAATTAAATGATAATCTACTTGCATTAGATAATGAAGCAAATAACCTAACAACTTCCTTTGAGAGAAGAAGGCAAATAATTGGTGAGCAGGAAGCAATAATGTTGCAGATGGAAGGTGCTACTGAAGCACAGAGAACTGCAATTAGACAACAAGCAGCAGCTCAAAGAGCAGCAATTGATCAAGAAGAGTTAGATGCGAGAGCGGCAGTACAAAATGCATATTTAGATTTAGCAGGTCAATTCGGTCAAGCATTACAATCTATAGCAGGAGAAAATAAAAAAATTGCAATCGCAGGTGTTGTTATAGAACAGGCTTCATCTATTGGTAGAATTATTGCAAATACTGCGGTAGCGAATGCAAAAGCAGTAGCGGCACTTCCTTTAACGGGCGGACAACCATTTGTAGCAATAAACACTATATCTGCAGGTTTAAGTATTGCATCTTCAATAGCTGCAGCAACAAAAGCAATTAGACAAATCAACTCCGCAGGTTCAGGTGGAGGAGGAGCTGCTGGAGGTGGTGGTAGTGCTGCATCATTGAGTTCATCTATAGCTGCACCTAAAGTAGCTGCAACATCTGCACCACAGATTACAGGTGTAGAAGGTGGTAACAATCCTACTTCACAAATTGCTCAAACCATAGCACAAAGAGATAATAGACCAGTTAAAGCGTATGTAGTTAGTGGAGATGTTACATCACAACAGGCGTTGGATAGAAAAACAAATAGAGCTGCTACATTTACAGGTGGTGGATAAATTAGAATTAAATTGTTAAAAGAGTATGATATACGAATTAGTAATAGAAGACGAGAATACAGATGAGGTATTTGCAATATCTTTGGTAGAAAATCCTGCCATTGAAAGAGAGTTTTTATACTTCAATAAAGAAGAGGTACATTTTTCTTCTATAGATGATGAAAAGAGATTGGTAATTGGACCTATCCTTATACCGGATAAACACATATTCCGTATGGATGGTGATGGTGTACCATATACTGTATTCTTTAGTAAAAATACTATACAGAAGTTAGCAGAGAATTACTTAAAAAGAGGATATCAAGCATCTTCTACTTTAGAGCATGATAAAAAAATAAACGGAGTTACTCTCGTTGAAAGTTGGATTGTAGAAAGTAGAACAAAAGATAAATCAGCACTTTATAATCTAAATCTACCAATTGGTACTTGGATGGGTATAATGAAGATCGATAGTGATGAGATATGGAGAGATTATGTAAAGACTGGTAAAGTAAAAGGATTTTCTATTGAAGGTCTCTTTGAGCATAAGTTAGTATCTGCATCTAAACAAACTGATTTATTATCAAAATCTGTAGATGAACTAACAGAAGAAGAAGCTGAATTACTATTATCAAAAATATCTGTATTATTTGAGAGTTATGCAGATTACGGAACAGAGATACAGAATAACGCAAAGAGAGGTATTGAGTTAAACGAAAAGGTTGGTAATAAGTGTGCAACCCAAACAGGCAAAGTTCGTGCACAGCAGTTAGCAAATGGTGAACCGATTTCAGTTGAAACTATCAAACGCATGTACTCTTATTTGAGTAGAGCAGAGGTATATTACGATGAGAATGATACCGAAGCATGTGGTACAATATCTTATCTACTATGGGGTGGTAAATCCGCTCTTAGTTGGAGTAGAAATAAATTAAATGAATTAGGATTATTAGAAGAAGGTGAAGCACAACCATCTATTACATCTACATATCCAGGTGAAGTAGCAAGTGGTAGTATATCTCCTGCACTATTAGCAGAAGTACCTGAAATGAATATTTACGGATACCAAACCGAATACTTCTATATCTGTCCAGGTGCTGTTGGAACATTTAATCATTTGGTAAACGAAATGAATATCGTAGATGATGATTTAGTTGATATGATTAGAGCAGCTGCTGTATTTGCTGATAATGTATTTAAGATTGAAGCAGATGTAATTGAGAAAGGTAAGAGTACTCCACAAGAATTAGAAAGAGCAATTGTGTTAGTAGATATGTTTAAGGATATTATCCAAACTGTAGATGAGAGGACAGGTATGAAGCACGATATATCTTATATGGATAATCATATCAAAATCATTAGAGAATTGTTATAATACCCCATAAATCTTTAATATAAGAAGAGATCTATTAAAAGTAATATACTTACCTAACTTTAGTACTAACTCTTCTTAAAACGAATAAAAATAAGTAATAATGAAAAATACATTCTTAAAACATTTACATAAGTTCGCTGAACAAACTGAAATCAGTAGAAGTAGAATGATACAAATGACCCTCGATTATTACGAACCCTTTAAGATATATACTTTTAAGTTGGATGGGACGAGAATGGTTAGGGAGATGTTCTCAGTAGCAGGTCCATCAGGTAATGTTAAGTACGATTACGAAGCAATGGGATATATGATTTTCTTTGACTCAGATAAGACTGGATTTAGGACAGTAGTATACGATAATGTATATAAGTTAGAGATGGGTGGAAAGACTTATTTAGTTAGATAAAAAAAGAGGAGTTTTTACTCCTCTTTGTATTTCCAAACATATCCACCTGCTGATTTTATTTTACCTTTACAACATTTACTTATAGAAGCTACATCAATATTTAATTCTCTCCCAGCAGAAGATCCACTTTCCCATTCTTTAATAAACTTACCTTCTTTTGTAAATCCCAAAATAGGTTTTTTAAGAACATCATTTGCAGCTTTTCGTATTTTATCTAAATGACCACTTTTTATATTTTTTTTACCTTGTATCTTTCCCATAGTATAAGCCCAACCACTTTCAGCATTTTTTTTTCCAGCTAATTTAGCCATTCGTTTCATATGGCCATTTTCAGCAAACTTTTTACCTGATATTTTACCACCAACTTTACCTGCAACACTTCCCCATTTACTTCTACTTTTGTAGTAAGGTATACAATCAACAGGATACCCATACTCTTTCTGTAATTCAATTTCTCTTGCAGAAGCAATCATAATATCAGTATGAGTTTCAAGGATTTCGTAATGAGTATAACCTTGTTTATTTACTCTTGCTTCGTGTTCCTCCGAGCATCCAATCTTTCCAATCCTTCCGTTTTTATGAATGAAAGTTGGAATGTGGTAAATGTAATATATCTTATCCATAGTTCTCTAACTGATATATCAATTCATCTAATGTTTGAGTATTAAAATAAACAGATGGTTCTGCATCATCTTCGTTCTTAAAAAAAGAACATTCCCATTCATTAGCACCATATAAAAACCCATAATCAAAGTCCTTAAATCCATAAGTTTGCATAAACTTTACTACAGATGGTAATGCACTTTTAACTTCTCCAATAATTTTGTTTTTGTTTTTCATATAACTTTTTAATATTTGATTTTCTAAATATACAAAAATTATCTCACATTTCCAAACTTAGTTAGGTAATCCTCTTAACTTAATTACATCACAAACAATATGTTTGGGTATTCCCAATTTTACAGAAACCATATTAACAGAGTTAGTGTGTGTTCCAGGTTTGTATTTAGATAATATCCTATCTCTAATTTCAGCGGGTAATCTTTTTGCAGAACAATTATTTTTCCAATAGTAAGGTTTTGCATCCACTTCATTTGCTATGTTATCTTGATACTGCAACCAAAGATGGTGTAATTTATCTTTAGCAGTTTTATACGATGCTTCCCTAACACCTGGAAATCTTTTACGAAAGGCAGTATTTACTTCTAATCTGTAATACTTTTCAACTTCATCAAACTCTTCCATAAAATCTAAAACCATTAAGATAGTTTGTTTCATAATACCTGAAAATGGTAAACAATCTATACCATCCCTTACCCATTGGATAAATCCATAATAGTTAGTTAAGAACTCTCTGTTATATTCTAATCGTTCATCTTCACCATCTTCCATTTCTTCGTCATGATCTACATACGAATGGTAGATTTTATTGTATTTTACTTTATATGTATCATTAAGTTGTATGTAATAATTGCGAGCAGAGATGGACAAGTATGCAAACGCTTTCCCTTTAGCTTCTGTAAATCCATCAAGCGCTTTAGTGATAAGATGAGTGAAGCAATCCATCTGTAATTCGTATGGTGTATGTTGTTTATCCAAATAAGGAGTACTAATCTTAAAATAGTAAATCTCACAGATTTTCTTTATGGGTTTATACAAATACTTTTTAAGGATAATATCGCGTTTAATAGGGTCGGTTTCCTTTACATATTCTAAAATCCATTTTTGCGTATCCTCGGTGAAATACACACCAGTCCTTCCTTTTTTATTCTTTAGGGGTTGACCTTTCGTACTCTTATTCATAACTTTTGTTAACATAGTTGTTAAAATATAACAACAAATATACAAAATATAACTGATATATCCTAATGCCAATTAAACCTAAATCAAACGAAACTAGAGATGAGTTCATATCTCGTTGTATTGGAACAGAAGTAAGTGCTGGATATGATGCACCACAAGCAGCGGCGATATGTTATTCTAAATGGAGGGAGGAAAAAATGAAAGCATCAAATAAAAAAGTAGCAGCAAAAATCCAAAACATCACAAAGTTTAAGGGTATAAATCTAAACTTTAAGGATGAGGTAAATATGGAAGAGCCGTGTTGGGAGGGATACGAACAATACGGAACTAAAATGTTAGATGGTAGGGAAGTACCGAATTGTATACCTATTAAATAAAGTATGGAAAACATATATACAGTAGCAATTGCACTTATTACAGGTATCTTCGGCACTACCGGTTGGCAGTACTTCCAAAGAAGATTGGAATTAAAGAAAGAAGAACAATACTCATATAAGTTTGAGTGTAGATCAAGAATAGATAAGTTAGAAGATGAACTAGCAAAATCAGAGCAAGAGAATAAACAACTCTCTCAAAAGATATTAGAACTTTCTATTTTAGTTTCACAACTGACAACAAGACTTGACCTGATTGAGAAGGGTGTAGGAACCCCACATAAAGGTTTGTAAAATATCCCTATAGTGTTTTACTTTTTAAGATCCATAGATTTTCTATGGATTTTTTTTTATTAAAAATAATTCTCCTCACTATCAACTACTTACATTTATTTTGTAAAATAAACTACTAAACATTTGGAATAGTGAAATCTTTTTAGTACATTTACATTGTAATAAATAAACTACTAACCCTTAAAACAAAAATGTTATGAACACAGAATTAAAAAATGCATTACAGACTGTCAAAAGATACTGTGAAAGTCCTAAAAGTAAAGGTTTCTATGAGCAGATGGATAGTGCATCATTGAAACAAAGAATTGAAACATTAAAGAGTAATTTTCTTCACTATGTAGATCATCAAACAATATGGTATTCACATAATCAAGCAATCAAAAATGGTGAACCATTTATGAAAGACCATCCAAATTACATAAATGTTGCATTGAGTAAAAAACAAAGAGAGGATTGTATCCAATCTTTGGAATGGTTCAAACGAGATATTGAAGCATGTATTTCACACTTACAGTAAAAAATAATTGAAAAATAATTCACAAAAACTTATCGTTTGGGGCACTACCCTGCTATTTATATACGAATATACATTTAATTATATCAACTACTGACAAAGTGTCATACTAAACTACTGACACATTGTCTGTTGTATATACCAAAATTATTTGTTATATTTGTATTACCGAATATCTTTGAGTGCGGTATATCACTCTAAAACATTCATCCGTAGTGTCCTAATTGATATAGTAAATCAATTACCTAGCCCAAACGAAGCAGTTGGGAAGGGTTCGTAAGTGGGAGGAACACCTTTGGCCTATAATGGGTAAGTTAGTGTAGTGTAACGGAGACAGTAAGAGAGGTGAACTAATATAGTGTAGGAGGTAAGAACTCACAACTATATGAACTCTGAAGCTTTATAGGAAGAAAACTGCTTTGACGGGGAGTAGTTATTCTCCTGAATTATTCTTAAATTATTAAAAAAAATATGTTATGAAAAATACTGAAGAAATTATTAAAGAAAGATTTGATGAAATGAGTGGTAATGATTGCAGAGATTTTTTAATTAAATCTCTTGATTATTGCAAACATAACTTTCCTAAAGATTGGGAAAAAGATGTATGGTTGACAAATATTGGAAATACAATTGCTTACTGTATCAATAATAAAAAACTATCACTTCAGCAATTTAAGTTAATAAATCGTTATACCAATGTAATAGATGTGTTTAATAATGTAACTAAAAGTTGGGATTGATTATGAAAAAGAAAGAAATTAAAAAGAAACTATTTAAGTTGTTAGAAACTGAAGCAGGTAAAATTTCTAAAAAAGATTGGAAGTTTATAGATGAGTATTTAACATACGAAATAATAAATGAATATATTGATACTAGAGGTAGAGCAGTTATTATACCTGGTTTGACAGCTGAAGTTAAACATATATTCAGGGTAAATGAATTATTAGAACAATTACAAATAAATAAAATATAATGTACTTGGATATTACAATTTTTTTTATTATATTTGTTAAATTGTTACGGGTACACAATATCAAACTGCCATTTGATGAATTGTTTCTAGACCGCAGGGAATACGTCTCTGCGGTTTTTTAAGAACTAAATAACCAAAAACTACTTATGAATACACAATCATTACTATTAGAAGGTGAAGAAATTAAACCTATTGTAGGATTTGATGACTATTATGTATCAAACCTTGGACGAACTTTTACAAACTATTACTCACCTCGTTGGGGAAAATCATTTAGATTATTGAGACAGAGAAACCATCCAACCGGTTATGTCTATGTGGGGCTGTACCGTAAAACTATTGATGGAAATACAGAAAGAATATGGAAGAGAGTGCATAGAGTAGTATTTGAGAGTTTTGGTAAAACATTAAAACGCAATCAAATAGTAGATCACATCAACGAAAACAAAGCTGATAACCGATTAGAAAATCTACAGGCACTTACTTACTCACAGAATAAGGTAAAATCAATTCAGTTTAAGAAGCAAAATAAGTTATGAAACGAATATGCTTAATTAAGGTAGGAAACATTTTAGATGGTGTTATAAATGTTTTAACACTAGGTTGGGGTAAGAATATAGCCAGTTGGATTGCGTTGAAGCTAGGGTACGCAAATTGTGGCTGTGAGGAACGTAGGATATGGTTGAATGAGTTTTTTGGATGTAACGAAGGAATTAAATTAAACTAAAATATGGAAAAGCTAACAACAGAAGAATTAGAAGGACTAAAAGAAGACCTAAAACGGGTAAAAAATCATTTACCAGAAGATTTAATGAATAAGTTTTGGGCACTATGTAATAAGATAAGAAATGAAAAAACAAACCAACCTTGTAGTTGTCCTTCATCAGCAGGATTATGGGGCAGTTGCGTTAATGACTTAAGATCTTATGTAAAACTTAATGAACAATAGTATAGAAAACAATAGAAGATTAGATTACCTATATCGTAATCATCATAAATGGTTATTGGGTGCTGCAAACAATATATGTAAAGATAGAGAAGCTGCAAAAGAAATGGTAAGTGAATTATACCTTTACCTATCTCAATCTATAAATCCTAAACTATGGTATGAAGACTCGTTTAACTTACAATATTGTAGATTGTTTATAAAGACTAGATTTATAAATAAAATAAAGAGTGAAAATAAGATGTGTGAGTTTACACAAAAACATGATGACGTAATTGAAACCTATGATGAAGAGTTTGATAAAAAGTTGGAAGATGCTTATAATCAAATGATTGCAGAATTAAAAAGATTAGAAAGTACGAAACTATGGGCATCATCTAAGTTAGCGCAGATGTATTTGTTGGATGACCAGATGACTTTGGACAAATTAGCAAGTACAATAAAGATAAGTAAGAGTACAGCATTCTTAAATACTAAGAAGATAAGAGTACATCTAAAAAATACATTAAGTAATCCATTCACAAAAGAAAAACAATAACACTATGGAAGAACCGAACGAAGAATGGTTGCAACTTTGGTTTACAGAGTTTCACAGATTGATAAAAGAAGATGAAGAGAATTGGATTGAAAGGATTAAGGAGTGGGAGATAAACAATCCAGCACCTCCACCAACTCCAATCATTACTATTCCAAAGATGCATACACAACAAAAGGCAGAGTAGTTGTTATATAATTAAATAACACGGAATAACATGGGATTTGAGCAAGGAAATAAGTTAAGTAGAGGCCGTCCAAAAGGAGCTATCAATCGTTCAACTGAAATGATGAAAGTTAGTATTGCGAGAGCAACTAATAAAGTGTTGGATAACCTGCCAAAGATTATGGAAGATTTGATGAAGAAGGATCCTAAAGGAGCAGTTGATATTGCATTAAAGATGTTAGAGTTCCACCTTCCAAAACAAAGTAGAGTAGAGATGAGAGCAGAAGTTACACAAAGAATAGAACAAATTACGGTCAATATCAATCAAAAGAATATAGATGGAGCTTAATATAGAGACAACTATAACTTACCAAAACCAACAGAACTCACCTAAAAGGGTAACTCATCATGTGGGCGGCACAAGGAGTGGCAAGAGTTACGCAATACTACAATGGATTATAGTTCAGTTATTACAAAATAAACAAACTGCTACTATAGTAAGAAGAACTATACCATCATTAAAACGGACAGTCATTAAAGACTTTAAGGACATAATGAATGGATTGGGTATATGGGAAGATGATTGTTATAACATTACAGATAGAGTATATACATTCTATAATGATGCAGAGATACAATTTATATCAACTGATGACCCACAAAAGTTGAGAGGTCTAAAGAGTGATATACTTTTTATTGATGAGTCAAATGAATTAGATGAAGAAAGTTACTTCCAACTAATGATACGAACATCAGGTCCTATCATATTGGCATACAACCCAACTGTATCACCATTCCATTGGTTAAGGATGATGGATGATTGTCACAGATACTTCACTACATTTAGGGATAACCCATATCTTTCTAAAGAGATAATAAATGCAATTAAAGCATTGGAAAAGAGTAATCCTAAAGCATGGAGAATATATGGATTAGGAGAGTTTGTTGCGAATGATAAAGCAATATATGAGTTTGAGGTAGTGGAGGGAATACCAAATACCGCAGAGTTTGTATGTTATGCTATGGACTTTGGTTATAGTTTAGACCCAACTGCTATAGTAAGTTTATGGAAACTGGATAACGAAATCTATGTAGTAGAACACTGCTACGAAAAAGGAATGGTGACTAGTGATATAGCAAACAAATTAAAAGAATTAGTAGAAGGTAGAGAAGAGATATGGGCGGATAGTGCTGAACCTAGACTAATAGAAGAACTAAAACGAATGGGGTATAATGTAAAACCAGTAGTAAAAGGTAAAGATAGTATAAACTTTGGTATACAGGTCTTACAGAATTATAAATTAAAAATCCCTAAACAATGTCCTAATCTCCTAAATGAAGCGTATGGATACGAATGGGAAACGGACAGGTTTGGAAAACAATTAGATAGACCTAATGCATTTAATGATCACTTAATGGATGCAATGAGGTATGGTGCTATGGCAAGATTAAGTAATGTTGCAACATCAAAGGGAAAATACATTATATCAGTTAAATAATATGGAACAATTTACACAAAAGGATTTAGATGATTTATTAAGTTATGTAAAACATTTAGAAGGACAGGTTGAGGACCTGAAAGCAACAGCAATCACAGTAGTACAACAGAGAAACGCTGCGATGGGTAAGTTAAAAGAGATAACATCAAAGTTATACAAACCAGTAATCGGTAGTAGTACATTGGATATTGATTATTCATTAGAAAATCCAGAACAATACAGAGAAGTAAAACAATTCTAATATGAAAAAGGAAGTAGAGATAGTAGTGCCGAAAAGTTGGTCAGCAGTTACACTAAAAGATTATTTGGAATTATCTAAAGACCTGAAAGCATACGAAGATAGTGATGAAGCAATGACAGCAGTTATGTTTCATAGATTATGTAAGATGCCCGTAGAATGGATTGCCAAATTGGATATAGAAACTTATGTAAAGATTAAAAAGGACTTATCCACATTCTTATCAAATACAGAGCAACCATTACAACAGATTATAAAAATAGATGGAGTAGAATATGGATTTGAGCCTAACCTATCTAATATGAGTTATGGTTCGTACATAGATATTACGAAGTATAATGAACTCACTATAAATGATAAGTGGGCAGAGATAATGTCTATACTATACAGACCTGTTATTATAAAGACTGGTAAGTTATACGATATTAAAGAATACGATGGTAAGATTGATGGAACACCATTCCTTTCATTAGGGATGGATATTCACTTTGGTGCACTTTTTTTTTTACGCAATTTGTTAACGGACTTGCTGAAAGATACAATGAACTATTTGATGGGAATGGAGGAAGTACCACCCAGCATCAAATCAATTTTGGAAAGAAGTGGGGTCCTTACTCCACAATAGTTCAATTAGCGGGTGATGATATCTTAAAAATAGATGATGTAGTCCGTCAACCATTGGAAAAATGCTTACTCTTATTATCTTACAGAAGTGATAAGGCATTTTTAGAAGAGTTGATGCATAAAGAGATGTTAAAGAGCATGAAATAGGATGTGTTATATTTAAGTGTTATATTGTTATATAATAAATGAATGATTAAATAATATGTCATACACAAAGAAACAGCCACCTTATGGTATATTCATAGGTCCTACGTGGGGGAAATCTTCACCTAAAAATAGTAGAAGAGGATGTATTTGTTTGGATAGTAATACTTACGATGTTAAATGTTGTAAAGGATATTTACAAAATCAAAGTATAGGTCAAACACAATCTGCACCTATAGTACAGGGAGCATTCTCATCAGGCTTTTCTAATGGATTTGATATTGGAGATATATAAATATATATAAATAACACTACAACAATGGCTGAAATAACAAAAAACCAGTTAATAAGCGAAAACAACGCCAGTTTTCCAAACAATAATACGGGATTTATTACACCTGATAAATTAAGAACATTCAATCGTAATATGATTGATAGTTTGGTTGATGAGATTACTTACAACGCAGATAGTGCATCTGTGAGTGGGAGTCTAGCATCTTTACAAAATCAAGTTAATACACTAGTAGTATCAGGTGGTGTTATTGTAGAAGAAGAAGGTGCTTTATTAGGAGTAGCAGGTACTTTTGATTTTGTAGGTTCTACAATAACTGCATCTGTATCCAATGGAACTGCAACTATTAGAGTAAATGCAACTCAAACAGATATATCTGCATTAAACGCATTTACTGCATCTGCGGATGCGGAAATTAACAGTTTGCAAGCAAAGACAGGTTCGTATGCAACTACGGGTTCTAATGTATTTGTTGGAGGGCAAACAATAACTGGTTCTTTGGCAATTACTGGTTCAATTACTGTAAATGGTACTACATTCAGTAATGGTACTTCGGGTACATCTGGAACTTCAGGTGTAAGTGGTACAAATGGTTCTGCTGGTACAAGTGGTGTAAGCGGAACTAGCGGTGTTAATGGAACTTCTGGAGTGAGTGGAACATCAGGTACTTCCTTCACATGGCAAGGTACATGGATAGGAACACCTGTAGTATATACTATAAATGATGTAGTAGAATACAATGGTAGTTCTTATATATCTTTAATCACAAATAATCAAAATAACACTCCAGATGTAGACCCTGCGAAATGGGCATTGGTAGCAGAGGCAGGAAGTAATGGTACAAGTGGTGTAAACGGAACTTCGGGTGTAAACGGAACTAGTGGAGTAAATGGTTCCTCTGGTACAAGTGGAGCTAATGGTTCTTCTGGAACAAGTGGAGTAAGTGGAACATCTGGCGTAAATGGTACAAGTGGTGTTAACGGAAGTTCTGGTACATCATTTACTTGGAGAGGAGCTTGGAATAGTGGAACAACATATAGTGTAAATGATGTAGTATTATTTAATGGTAGTTCATACATATCTATAGCTGGAAGTAATACAAACCAAAATCCAGCAACACAAACTATGTTCTGGTCATTGGTTGCATCAGCTGGTTCTAATGGAACATCTGGTGTAAGTGGAACTAGTGGTGTAAATGGAACATCAGGTGTTAACGGAACATCGGGTGTGAATGGTGCAGCTGGTTCTTCTGGTAGTAGTGGAGTAAGTGGTACTTCTGGGGTAAATGGTACTTCAGGTATCAATGGTACTTCAGGTATAAACGGAACTAGTGGTATAAGTGGAACTTCTGGCACATCTGGTGTAAGTGGTACAAGTGGTGTGAATGGGGCAGATGGACAATCTAATACATTCTTCCCATACAATGCAAGAACAAATATTACTTCTGGTAATCCTGGCAATGCTAATATAATTTGGAATAATGCAACACAACAAAGCGCAACACAAATAAATGTATCACATTTAGATAGAAGTGGTGATGATGTAGATTTGTTTTTAGGATTGATACCATCAGGCTCTACTATAATCATACAAGACCAAAACAATTCAGACCAATTCCAAAAATGGACATTTGGTACTGGTAATGAAGTTGGACCTAACTCATATTGGGAGTTTCCAGCAACTTTTGTAACAAGTTCTTTTAGTTTTACAGGTGGAGAAAATATATTACTAATAATTGCACAAACTCCATCAGGTACTTCTGGTACTTCTGGTGTTAATGGAACGAGTGGAGTAAACGGAGCTAATGGTTCTTCTGGAACTAGTGGTGTAAGTGGAACATCTGGAGTGAATGGTGTTGCTGGTTCATCTGGAACCTCTGGCATCAACGGAACTAGTGGTATTGATGGTACGAGTGGTGTAAATGGTACGAGTGGTGTAAATGGAAGTTCTGGAACTTCTGGAGTAAATGGTACTTCGGGTGTAAATGGAACAAGTGGAGTTAATGGAACTTTTGGAACAAGTGGTATAAATGGTACATCAGGCGTAAATGGAGCGGATGGTACTAGTGGAGTCAATGGAACTTCAGGTGTTAATGGTACAAGCGGAGTAAATGGAGCAAATGGAACTTCCGGTGTTAACGGAACTAGCGGTATCAATGGTACTAGTGGTGTGAATGGGGTTAATGGTACTTCAGGTACTTCCGGTGTTACTGGTACATCAGGTACATCTGGTCAAACCGCATTAGCATTCCCATACACTGGTTCTGCGCAAGTGACTGGTTCATTTGGAGTGACTGGTTCAATCAGTTTGAGATCAGGTTCATTTAGTGGAAGTCTTATAGATAACATTACAGATACATTCTCTGTACCTAGAGTAGAACATATCGTAACCTTAACATCAGCATCTTATGCAGGATTAGTAACTGCAAGTTTGATTGATGATAATACACTTTACATTGTATCCGCATCCAATATAACCGCTGGAACAAGTGGTACTAGTGGTGTAAATGGTACTAGTGGTATCAACGGAACAAGTGGAGTAAATGGAGCAGCTGGTACATCTGGAGTAAATGGTACATCAGGCATCAACGGAGTTAATGGTACGAGTGGAATAAATGGAGTAAATGGTACTTCAGGTACTTCAGGACTTACTGGAACTAGTGGTGTAAATGGAACTTCAGGAACTAGCGGTGTAAGTGGAGCATCGTTTCCATTTACTGGTTCAGCTATCATAACTGGTTCCCTAACAGTGACTGGTTCGGCACAAGGTAATGTGGTATCTATTACAGTATCTTCTAATACTGCATCTGTGGACTTAAACGCTGGAGATTTCCACACCGTAACATTAGGAGCAAGTGCAACAACTTTCTTTAACATAACAAATATAAAACCTGGCGAAGTATCTAACATTTTGGTAAATACTAATACTGCATCAACTGCATCATTTAGTTCTAATGTTAGACAACCAACAGGTTCATTCTATGTAGCATCTGCGAGTGGAAGTAGAGATATACTAACACTCATATCATTTGATACATCATCAGTTAATTTAGTAGCAGTAAATAGATTAGTATAATATGGGATTATTCACACCTTTTGCAAATTTATCAAATAGATTTAATCCAAATGATTTAGCAAATCTAACATTTTGGGTTGATTTTAGCAATCGTGATTTCTATACTTTATCAGGTACCGAAATTGCAACAATAACATCTAAAGTGGGTGGTGTTACATCACATACATTAAATCCACAAGCGCCTAGTGGTGGTGGATCTACTTTAAGATTTTCATTAGTTGCATCATTATCTAATCCTTCATTAAATGCAGCTAGAGTAACCGCAATGCCTACTCAATACTTAGCTAGTAGTTGGAATACTGCAGATGATAGTGCTATTGTACAAGGGCCTAAAACTAATACTACTTCACATCCTGATGGTATGACATTTTTTGTATATAACAAAGAAGCAGTTGATAAATTAGGTTATTTGTTAGCTAGATTTAATAATTCAACTGATAGAGGGGTATTATTTGCGGAAAATAGAATTGGTATAACTCCTTTTCAACCTACAGGTATATATGATTTTGGAGCTGGTGCTAGTGCGGTACAATATTTTGATGATAATAATTTTAGAGATATAATTGCAGTTAGGGAAAATAATGGTGCTACTAGAAGAGCATTTAGAGGAAGAACTTTAACTGCAACAAATACAAGTGGTAATGATACTCAAACAAGATTATTTAGACAATTTCATACATTAGGTAGATATGGTACAAACTCAGTAGCGGAAGCAATGCCTATTGGAACACATTTATGTGAAATAATACAATACAATAGAGTTTTAAGTGAGTTTGAGAGAAACGAAGTAGTAGCTTACCTTGCTAATAAATGGTGTATAGCAACATAATAAACAGATTATGACTAATAAAGAAAAAATAGAAAATTGGATACAATCTAATCCTGAAATACAGACATACTATTTTACTTCACAAATAGAAGATAATTTATTTTTATATGATTTAATTTATATTGATGAATTAGAAAATAATAGTTCAGCTTATGATATATCTGTAAACGAAGATGATACAATTTATTATATAAGACATTTACGAAACACATTATGAGACAAGTATATTTAGGAGGGGCTTTAATCAACGATATATTTTTAGGTGATGATAGAATGGATGATGTTTTACAAGAAGCACAACTTTCTATTGATTGGCTATTAGTTGGTGGTGGAGCATCTGGTGGAACTTTTGGAAACCAAAGAGCAGGTGGTGGTGGAGCTGGTAGGTTTGTATCATCATCTTTAACTTTAGTTTCGCCAGCATCAATAAGTGTAACAATTGGCGGTGCGGGTTCATCTCAAACAAATAGTTCTTCACAAGGTAATGATGGTGGTCAATCATCTGCAATAATTTTAGGTACAACATATACAGCTCCTGGTGGAGGTGGTGGAGGAGCAGGGGTAACTAATGCTTTAAGAAATGGTAGAAGTGGTGGATCTGGTGGAGGTGGAGCTGCAACTGGAATAGGTACTACCACTACTGGCGGTTCTAATACAGCTGGCTCACCAATATCAGGATTTGGTAGTAATGGTCAAGGTAAAAGTACAGGTTCAGCTCCAATCGCAGGTTTCGGTGGTGGTGCAGCTAGTAATGATGGTACACATAATTCAGCTGGAAGAGCTTGGTTAGATGGAGTAACTTATTGTGCTGGTGGTAGTGGTACTAGCGTTAGTGGTGGTACACAAAGAGGTGATGGTGGTGGGGGTGGTGACAGTGGTCAGAGCTCAGGAGCAGGTGTAGGTGGTGTATTTATATTAAGATATTTAGGCACACCTCGCGCAAGTGGTGGTACAATAACACAAAGTGGTGGATATACATACCATACCTTTACAACAGATGGAACATTTACATACTAAAAAAAGGAATATAATTGTTAAATAAATAAATAATAAAAATATGAAATTAGAAACACAAAGCTCATATATTACTAATCCACAATTCGTAGGTGGAGTAAATGTAGTACCTGTATCAGGTTCAGCATTCAATAACTCAACTCCTGACAATCCTGCATTTGGATTTGTAGCAGGTGGATTATATGTTGGAGTTGAAGGTGATGTAACTGCTAAAACCTATGATGGTTCAGTTCTTACTTTTGCAACAATTCAAGGATTTGTTCCAGGTATATTTACAGCGGTATCCGCTTCATCAAACGCATCACTAATTATTGCTTTAAGATAATTTTATGCCACAAATAAATACCTTATTTAATGTACAGGAAGCACTAGGTAAAAAGCGAGCATTTCGTGTTAAATATATTGGTGTTGCTGGTGGTGGTGGGGCAGCTTCTGCTTCATTATCTGTACCTTCTATAGGTGCTGGTGGTGGCGGAGGTGGAGGTGTAATCACAGGTTCATTTATTCCACAAAGAAATACTACATATCCAATTGTAGTTGGTAATGGTGGAGCACCTGAAACTAATGGTGTTAATACTACACTATTCGCTACAACCGCAATAGGTGGTGGTGCAGGACGGAGAAGTAACGATACCGGTTCTAATGGAGGATCTGGTGGTGGTGGTGGAATTGGGGGTATTGGATTACAACCAACTGCTTCATATACAGGACTACCTGTTAATCTAGATTTTTATGGTCAATGGGGTAATAATGGTGGTGGAATTGTTCAACCTCCTCTAACTATTGAGTTTCTTGCAGTAGCAGGTGGTGGTGGAGGTAGCAGACAACCAGAAAGAGGTAATGGTGGTGGAGCAGGTGGTGTAATCACAGGTTCTTTTAATCCATTACTTTTACAAATATATCCAATTGTAGTTGGTGCTGGTGGAGCTCCTGGTAACGGTATTACAGTTCCTATAACAGGATCTAGAGGAGAAAATACTGTATTATTTGGTGTAACTGCATTAGGTGGTGGTGGCGCTAAAGATGGAAATGCTGGAGATAACGATGGTAATGGTGGATCAGGTGGAGGTACTGACGAAAATAGAATAGTAGGTATTGGATTACAACCAACCGCATCTTATTCTGGATTTGGTAACAATGGTGGTACATCAGTTTCAGTAGGTGGAGTTGGTGGAGCCGGAGGTGGTGGTGGAGCTGGAGTTTCTGGTTCAGGGCAAAATGGTGGTAATGGTATTTCATTAAACTTCACTGGTACGCCTGTATTATATGGACCTGGAGGAGCTGGTAACCAACAAAATCTATCAGGTACTCCTGGTTCTGGTATATATGGTAATGGTGGTAATGGTGGATTTACAAACGTAGGAACTCAAGCACCTAGAGCAGCCACTTCAGGTTCCACAGGTGCTGTAATAATTAAATATGCAGGTACACCAAAAGCAACAGGTGGTACTATAACACAGAGTGGAGGAAACACATTCCATACATTTGATACTGCTGGAACTTCTAGTTTTCAACTAATAGGAGCTGGTGGCGGCGGTGGCGGTGCTGGTCAAGTTGGTGGAGATGTAATCGGTTTAGTTGGTGGAAAAGGTGGAGATGGTATATTGTTAGATATATTCTCAACTCCATTAAGATACGCACCTGGAGGAGGTGGTTATTCACCTTCTGGTTCAGGAGCTGATGGTATTGGTGTATATGGAGCAGGTGGTACTGCTGGAATATCACCTGAGTCAGGATCTGCTGGGGTTGCAATCATACGATACGATGGAATACCTAAAGCAACAGGTGGTACAATAACACAAGATAGTAGATATACTTACCACTTATTTGTGACTGGTTCAACTAATTTTACTTGGTTAGTATAAAAAAAGTAATATAAATTAAAATAGAATTGTTAAATTAAAAAATAATATTATTATGAACGCAAAAAATGTATTAGATAAAATCGTAACCCTTTTAAGCAAAAGCGAAACTAAGATGACTGAAGCTAAATTGGTTGACGGAACTGTTGTCGAGTCTCCTTCATTTGATGTTGGACAGCCAGTTGAAGTTGTAACTGAAGAAGGTAAAGTACCTGCTCCAGATGGCGAACATGAATTGGTACTTAGAGATGAGTCTGGAAACGAAATCCTTATCAAAATTGAAACCGCAGGTGGTATAATCACTGAAAGAGAAGATGTAGATATTACAGATAGAATTGAAGATATTGTTGAAGAGATGGCTGAAGTTACTGAAGAAGTTGGACCATTACCTGGTGATGAAGACCCACTTACTCAATTGGCTTACAGAATTGAAGAGATGGAGAAGAAGATGGCTAAGTTTGAGGATGCACTACCAAAGATGAAAGAAGAGGTAGTAGATAAAGATGCTGATATTGTAGATTTGGAAGATGATGAAGAAGAACTCCCAAAATTGAATGGAGCACCTATTGAGAAAATGAGTAAGGTAGCAAATGTGAAAGTGACTAAAAACGCACAATCATCTTTCCTATCTAAATTATATAAATAAAAAAAATTAACAAAATGAAAAGAAAACAAAACTTTCAACAACCTTCAGTAACTTCTACCTACGCAGGTGAGTTCGCTGGAAAATACATTGCAGCAGCATTGTTGAGTGCTAGAACTTTGGATAATCAGTACATCACTATTGTTCCTAATGTTAAGTACAAGCAAGTAATCCAAAAGATTGCTGTAGATAGCATTGTAAACAACGCATCTTGCGATTTCACTACTTCTGGAACTGTAGCTCTTACAGAAAGAATATTGGAACCAAAAGAATTGCAAGTTAACTTACAACTTTGTAAGCAAGAATTCGTAGATAGCTGGGAAGCTCTTCAGTTAGGATTTTCCGCATTCGATGAAATCCCTGCTTCTTTCAACGATTACTTAGTATCTTATGTAGGTGGTAAAGTAGCTGAAGCTACTGAAATCTCTATCTGGCAAGGTAATGCTGCAACTAACGGACAGTTCGGTGGATTATTCCCTGCTCTTTCTGCTTCTTTCGCAGCTGGTGGATCTGACGCAGTAGTTAGATCTTCTGTATCTGGTTCTATCACTTCTGCAAACGTATTGACTGCTCTTAATGCATTGGTTGATGCTATCCCTGCTGAAGTATATGGCAAAGAAGACCTTACTATCTATGTACCTACTAATGTTGCTAAAGCATATCAGCAGGCATTGGCTGGTGGAGCACAAGGTGCTAACGGATACAACAATATGATGAACGTTGGTGAAAAACCAATGAACTTCAATGGTATCGAATTGGCATTGTGTCCAGGTTTGGGAGCTTCTCAAGTAGTAGCTGCTGAAAAATCAAACTTGTTCTTCGGTACTGGTTTGATGAGTGATTACAACGAAGTAAGAGTATTGGATATGGCTAACATTGACGGTTCTCAAAACTACAGAATTGTAATGAGATATACAGCTGGTACTCAGTTTGGTATCGGTAGTGACATCGCTATCCACTTACCATAATTTTGATAATCAAAGGGGAGGTAAAACTCCCCTACTTATATCAAAGAAATTAAACAATAACTAAAAAACTTAAATAATATGGCTTGTAATTTATCAGCAGGAAGAAACGAAGTATGTAAGGATAGTATCGGTGGTATAACCGCTGTATATTTCTTAAACTTTACTACCGGTTCTTTTACTAAAAACGGAAACGGTGAAGTAACCGCAGTACCATCTGGTTCAGTTGTTTACCAATACGAACTAAAGGGCAACTCAAGCTATACTGAAACTGTAAATACTTCTAGAGATAATGGTACTACATTCTTTTCACAAGAATTAACCCTTAATCTAAAGAAGTTAACAAACGAAATGACTACTCAACTAAAGTTGATGGCATACGGAAGACCTCAAATCTTTGTACAAACTATGCAGGGTGATACCCTATTGGTTGGTGAAAGAGAAGGAGCTGATGTAACTGCTGGAACTATCCAAACTGGAGCTGCTTTAGGAGACCTTTATGGTTATTCAATTACATTCACTGGACAAGAGCCATTACCAGCATCATTTGTTTCTGGTTCTAGCTTCACTAGTGCATTTGGTAATTTGACCGTAAAACCTACAATCGTATACGGAACAAACAGTTAATACACAGTATAGATGTATATATGGTAAAGGGTGGAAATATTCCACCCTTTTTTTATTATATACTATTTTTGTAGATAAAGTTGTTATATTATTATATAAAGACAAGATAAATCTAACATAATGATAGGATATTACATATCTGCGAGCAACATAAATACCATTAGAATAGATCAAGCATGCACTAATGCAGTTGGATTGAAGTGGGAAACTGAAAATCTTTATACTTTCCAAAAGGTCACATCTTCTTTAGGGAATTATTCTTATGATAAATACCAATCGTTATTAACATTTACTGCATCATTGACTAACCCATTGGTTGGTGATGAATACAGAGCAAGAATATACGATAGTAGTAGTGTATATTGGCATGGTTCAATACAAGTATTTACATCACAATCTGTAGATAAAAGTGAACCTAATAACCAAATACCTTTGGA